GTCAACCTTACCTTCAGTAACAACCAAGTCACCAGAACCATCAAATCCAAGTATCTTGTTAGCTCTTGCTGTTGCATCGGCAGTAAACTCAGAGGTAGCAATCACATTGGTTTGTGACACTTTTAATGATCGCCCAATGTTTTCTTCTAGCTCTTGGGTAATAAGTGTTAGCTTATCAAGCGCATCTTCATGGCTGTCAGCAGGGAACGGATCGTTTGGAGTGTAATCCGTTAGCTGTGTACGCGCTGTGTTCCTAATAAGAACAACTGTTTCGCCAGATGCAGGGGTGTTACCGCTAGTAAACGTGACGTTACCACCACTTGCACTGCCAACATTAGACACAGTGTAATGAGTTGTTTTTGTTTTAGTTGTTTCAGCACCAGTGCTATCTGTACGAATAATAACAGTAATATCATCATCATCAAATATCTTGAAGCCATAAGCAAAGACAGTTGTACTGGCGTTGCCGCTATAACTATTCTTTGTGGTTGTGCTGCTAACTGTCATTTTCTGTCTCCAAACACTTGCTTAATGTACCAGAATGTTACTCTTTTAGAAAGAGTGTTAAAATCTATTCGCTGATTGGCTAGGCGGGAAGTAAAAAGTTTGATCCATGTCGCGCTTCATACGTTTTTCCATGCGTCTTAAATACCCTGGACTAACGTGTTCCATCATGCCGTGTATAAACAAGTAGTCTAATGCTGTCTTTGTGTAAAACAGGTTCATCCCAGGTACGTTACTTGTAACAAATCTAGCTACATTCTTTTGCACAGCGTCAGCATCACCAGATGCGACACTTTTATAAATGTTGCCAATATCATCTATGCTGCCAAATGTCGGCCCAGACATTGTTTGTATAAGACCCCTACCATAGCCACCATATTCGCCAAACAAGAAATCTCCATAAATTCCAGCACCGCCGCCTTGCACAAAAGCCCTAGTAAGCAATTTAGGATTTAGTCCATATTCATCGCTAAAAACCTCTTGTGGGTTTTTGCCTTTTAAAATGTCTTTCATTGTCACAGATAAGTAGCCCATCATAGTAGTGCCAATCATCATCTGCGCTATGCCCATGACACCGCTTTTACCCTCTTGTATCCGCGCATAACGCTGCCGCTGGGCGGCTTTAGTAACGTAAGTGACAGGGAATGCCTTGAACTGCATAAAGGCTCTCACGGCTTCACCAACAACAGTGCCGCGTTCAGTGCCTAAATTCATGTAGGCTCTTTCTTTAGCCCCTGGTGTTGGTATAGCTGTGTCAGCGGAATCCGTTATATACATTGAATATTTAGTCGCTAAATCGTCCTTGTATTTATCAATTGCTGCTTGCGTTGCTTTTTTAATCTTACGTTTTCTACCAGCATTTATTTTAGCTAGAGCCGCAGCTTCAATAACATCATCAGGAATAGTATCTATACCGCCAGCAAACATATATTCACGACCATCAACAGCCGCCATGTCCATTTGGCGCATTACATCCCACTCTGCTTCATTAATTCCGTACCGCTTTAATCCGTTCTTTGTTCTTACATTTAAGCTTTCAAACGCATCGCTTTTGTAAGTTGCTAGGTCAGCAGCTAGTATTTTGGCAACTCCTGACTTTTGATCATCGTTCCAAAATGTCATTAAGTTTAGCCGGAAGTAGTGCTGTTGCGCTTTCCCTATCATTCCAGGGAGACTGTCATTAGACCCAAATCTAGCGTGCGTGCTACCCATAGCCCCATCAATGCCAACGCCTAAAAGATAAGCTAATCTCTTTTGGTCTTTGCTGCCAAAGCGCGAAAACACAAACCCTAGAGATTTAGCGTATGAGCCAAATATACCTCTGTCTGTGTGAGTGTTTATAAACGTGGCATTCGTAGCTATGTCACCAAATGATGAGATGGTAGCTGCGCCTAGCTTTGCCATTGATTGTATCATTCGCCAACCAGAAGCCAGCCCAGCAAAGTCAGCACCAAACATTATAGGCCGACCAGCACCTCTTGATTTTGATGTGCCGTCAATCTCTTTAAATTGATTTCTAAGCTTAAACTCACCTATCTTATCTAATGTAAGTATATCTTCTTTAGCACCGCTTTTTATATCAGTAATAACCCTATCAAACATTGCTGCTGGGTTTGTGCCAAACACTTCCATAAGGCCAATAGCTTGAGCATCGTGATCAATGCCAGACATAACTGCGTCAACTAAACTCATGCGTGTGTATTTTTTTGAATACTCATAAGCTTCCGCACCATTTTTAAAATGGATGGTACGGCTCTGGCTTAGTTTTTTTGCTAAATTAGATGGCCCCTTAAATGCAGAAACAACATCTATACTTCCATCATCACCGCGCATTGACCCTACGTTTTGATGCTGACCGCTAACCAAATTAGTCCACATATCGCCAAGGAACATTTCATCTGTGTATGGAACTTTTTGATTATTAACTTCTTTTGTAGAAGGCTTATTAACAAATGTTTTTGAACTTAGCCGTTTCAGACTGCCATCGCTATTACGCTCAAGCATATAATCAACCCAGTTCTTTTTTGCGGCTTCCATTTCTTCCGCTGTTTTAGCACCATTCCTCAATAAGATAGGGTCATGGCCTTGTCTTACAGCATAATTTTCTGTTTCAGCTATAACTGCACCATGCCTGTTTTTTCTATCAAGACGCAGTTTTTGGTGCTTTTTAATAATCTCAGCGACTTGTTTTGCTTCTTTGCCTAAAGTTTGATTTACATTAAATTTATCTGCATCAAACATGGCTTCGTAAATCAAGGCTTCCATATCCTTGCTTTTAAATACTTTTTCAAGATCGGCTTCCCTTAAAGCCGCAAGCAAGCTTCCTTGATATGTTGTATTCAAAGCGTGCTGGCGTGCATCCACACTGTTAAGTTCGCCTAACCTTGCGCTTCCAACCAAGATAGCTGACAACGCTTCTGCTGGGTCTTTTGGATTTTTAGACAAAGCCGACATAATGTCTATGTACGCTTTAGCGTTTAATATTCTGCCACGCTTTTCAATAACGGCATTGATCCTAGCTTGCTTTGCTATGTTCCTAGCAAGCTTGAATATATCTTCATACTCATCTGCCAGAGCATTCTCAACACGCTTAGATAGACGCTCCTCAAGAATGTCTACAATTTCTTGCGCCTCATCTGCGTCAAACTGAATGCCAGCCCTTTTAGCGGCATCAATTATTACTTCAGAACAACTCATCCGCTTTTGCTCCTAACGACACAGGCACGCCCTGCCTCAACTACAGTTTCATATTTTTCTACTTTAGTTTCTAAAGCACCTATTTCATCTAGGCTGTCACGCGCTTCTTTAGGCAACAAAGCTAGGTTCTCTGGGGATGTAAGCTCCTCTAACAAAATATTGTTTTCAGCATCAACCTCATTAGCCATAATGTCTTCTTGATCTAGCTTTTGAGCATTCAATTCATTAACGTCATCAGCGTATTCTGATAATCTACCAAGAGGCGTAGGCTGTGGTACTTGGCCTTGTGTTTCTGCACTAGGCACTTCTTCTTGCGGTGCTTGCTGACGCTTTGCAAGCATATCATTTTGTATGTCTTCTATAGCTTGTTTTTTTTGTTTTTGTTTTTCTGCGTAGATAACAGGCTGATCTGTTTGAGGCAAAGCCGTTCCTGTTTCATCTACTTCCACCCAACCAGAACCGCCAAAACCATCGTCTTCTTGAAAATCTAAATACCTAGTTGTCGTGCCGTCACTAATGGATATAATTTTTTCACGCGGATCAAGGCTAGGCTTTCCACCTATTATCATTGGCACGTTTTTAGATGTAAACTTAGGCGGCTCAAGCTCTGACACTTCTGGCTCTGTCGGACGCTCAACCTTCTCCCCAGCGTTCCTACGCTTTTGAATAGCAATAGCTTCTTTGTCAGCCTCTAATTTCTGCATCAACACTGTATCACCAGATAAAGAAGCACCTTCGATCTCTGCGTCTATTCGCTGTAAATTTGCATCTAATTCCTCATCTGCCATATTTGACAGGCGCAGTGTTTTTTCTGGATCAAGAAAGTCAACAATCTCGTAATCTTCATCATATGGTGATTTAGGTTTTGCCAACTCCGCTTCTTCAGCAGCTTTAGCAGCTTCTCTTGCAGCTACCTTTGCCTCACCAGAATCAGTTATATCTTTTACATTAACATTTTCATCTAACAGCGTTTGCCCTACAGATGTGTGCTGCGCTTCGTCTTTTGTGCTTTGCGGCAGCTTTGCATAACGATCAGATATTTTTCCAGCACCGTAGAATATAGCACCGCCTAAAGCTGCGCCGACAGTTACGTTCAAAAAACTATCCATCAAACCATATTCACGATCTTGTTCCGCGTATGCAGCACCAATCACCAAAGGCTCTACAACAGCAGCACCGATTGCGCCATCCATTGCCCCTGTCATAAAACGATTGCCTTTCACCCTGCCCATTCTAGCAGCCATTGTTGCGCCTCTGGCAACCGTCACAGAAGGTATAAAAGCTGAAGCTACGTTTATAGGGTCAATAATACTTGCAGCTAATGAAACTCCGAACTGTGCCGCGCCTAAACCTATGCCACCCCTTGATCTGCCTAATGTTGTTCTAAACGCTGACCTTTCATCGTGGCGTTCCGCAAGAAGCGAGGCCATGCCAGTTTTTATGCCTTCATCTCCGACTTCAAGACCTTCACGAAAGAACTCGCTTTCAGCCCATTCGTCTGCCGTTAGAGTGCTGCCTTCCTGCCCTTCTAGTAAACTTTGATTTATCAATCTACCTAGAGCATTAGTTGGATTGTAATAAAGGGCTTCATCCAAAGACGCGCCTAGCACATCTGCTGTTCCAGCTTGTGCATAGTCAAAATAATTTTCCCGCAGATTTTTATTTTCTTTTTGTTCTGGGATATAAACATTAGCCATTAAAACAAGTTCCTTGTTCTATAGAACTCTCTGCGCCGTTTTTGTGCAAGTGCGCTACTACCTTTTATGGTATCAGGCATAGCTGCGCCAAACGCTCTAACATCATCAAATGAAACAGCAACAAAATCTTTCATCGGCCCTGTTGGACTGGGTGCTACAGCAGCACCAGTACCGCGCCTCATGCGAACCAAATTACCTGTCTGATCTACAAGATAAACACCAGTTCCATCTGTGGTGGTTCTCCATGTGCCTTCAGTTTCAAGGTCATTTAGATATTGTTCGTTAGCCTCATCAACAGTCATGTTTATCCCTGGTGGCGGGAACTCTATTTTTGCTGCAAGCATCTCTCTGTTCAATGTTATGCCGCCTGTTAGGACTAATGATATATCGTCCTTTGCTGCTTCAAACTTCATCGGCAATCTTAGTTTGGTTCCATTTACATCAGGGAATACAAAGTTGTTTCCAATAACAGTATTGTAGGCTATGTCTACAGCCTCATCGTGGGTTTTAGTAGGGTCAGAAGCTTTGATATAAGCCGCTGTATTTTGAACAATTTTAACCATGCCAAGGTTATGGTAAACCCTACTGCTGTCTCCACCACCTCTGGTTTCATCAATAAATCTGCCAATGTTGCTTTGACCATAATCAGCCATAACTTCTGATGTTTTTGCATTGATTATTTGCAAATCATCTCCGCTTATAATCGCTTTGTCTTTTATTAATTTTAAACCTTTTTCACTGTTAGCTTCCGCTACCATGCCAATATTTGCATTGCCGGAATAAGCATTAACAACAGTATCAACTAAGCTAACCGTGTTTGTTTCCACCAAATGCTTCATAACCCTGTCTTCGTTGCCCTCAAACTGGGCAAGAAACTGATCCATCACTTCCCCTCTGTCTTGGACTTCTACTGACTTATATTGTGCAGAAAATGCTCTTAGCTGTGCATTGCTTGTGACACGCGCATCTGAAGGCGGTATGCCCATTTCAATTTGCATATCCAGAAGTTCTTTTGGTGTTGGCTGTTCATCATCTGGGCCTATTTTTTTCCGTTTTAAATAATGACCAACAAAGTCTTTGCTCACGGCATCCCTACTAGCCGCAAGCCTGTCTTGCAAAAGTTTGTAAGATTGCTCTCCAACGTAGTCAGTAAAATTACTTGCCTCATTAAGCGCAGCAGATTGCTCTGCTAAACTAGAAAATTCTATTTCTTTAAACAAAGCTGATGAGTTCATTGTCGCCGTTATAGTGTCTTGGAAAGTAATAGCTTGCTCAAATTGACCAGCAGCATTTAATGTAGATATTGATTCTGCAATTAATTGGGTGTCTGTTAATAAAGGTATGCCGTCATTTTTAACAATTCTTGAAGTTACATCCTTCAAAGCTCTGGTTGTTTCTGCAACAACTCTTACAGCTTTTTCAGCAAGCTCTCTGTCAAGCAAACCTTCTATTGCTTGCCGCCCAGCAAAATCAGTTACATCAGGGTAATGTAAATACTTCCCATCATCCCCTTTTTTAGTAAAATCATTTCTTATAGACTTTAAATCTTCTATAGAATTAATAGACCTAAACTTTTCTTTGGCAGCAAGTTTAAATGCGCTTAATGTCTCTGCTTTGTCAGATTTGTTTTTGGCTTCTATCCTTGCAATCAACATGGCACGGTTTGCTGGTTTCATTGTGCCAAAATCAACAACAACATCTTCTCCGGCGTTTGTCGTTATTGTAAAGACTTTCCCATCTCTTATGTCTTGCACGCCTTGGATTAATGTTTCATCTGTAGCATCTGGTTTGTTCTGAATTATTGTTTCGTAAGCTGCGTCAACTTGCATCATATCAGTGATTTTTTCTTGAGCATCAATAGCAGTGGTTCGCGCTGCGTAATCAGCGGCACTCATGTCACCTTTTTCTGCTTCAAGATTGCTTCTTAGCTTGTCAATATCTGGTTGAGATGTCGCACTTTCTACACCATTTACAAAACGGCTTGCGGATAGCTCTCTGCGATATGTTGTCTTGCTGTATTTTGGCCTAATGCCTTGTGAAGCCCATCTATCAAACCCCTCATCCAAACCAATTTGAATGTCTTTATAAAGTTGGCTGCTGGGGTCAAGGCTTCTGAGCTGAGATAAGGTATCGTCAACAGTAGTGTTTACTTGTTCTGTCCGTATAGCTTGATGTTTGTTGTGAGCTTGCTGGCTACCAGTAGCAACTTTTGCAGCAAAGGTATTGTCAAACTGCATGGACACATCACGAAATTGGTTTTTTGTTAGCTTTCCTTCTAACCCAGACAGATGTTTATTACGCAGTTCAATGCGTTTTTTATCTGCTAACGCCTGATACTCAGCTACAGTTGTAGCCTCAGAGTTCATCGTCCAATTATTCATCTCTTGATTAACTTCAGTGTTAACCTTGTTTCTATAACGGTCAGTTTCAGCCTTCTTTTCTTCCATGCCAAACTTAAAAGCAGCATCCTCTATAGATTTACCAAAGGCAGAAAAACCTTTCTGAGAAGCAGTGAACGCACCTTCATTAGCACGAACACCTTGTATTGGCTTTGTCGTTACTGTCTGGCCTAGCCCTTGATTATATAGAGGTATTTTTGGCATATCTTATCCCATCAAAGTTGCAGCTTTAGTGCCACTATTTATTAGGCTTGCGTATGATTGATATTTAGCCCCAGAAGCCTTTGCCCTTCCTTCAAGCCTTGTCATTGCTGCCTCGTCTGTTTTCATAGCCTGTTCTCTTGAGCTTGCTTGCTGAATGTTTAGGGCATCTAACTGAGTAGCAAAAAATGTGTCAGCCGCTATCGTCATTGGGCTACCTGTCATTTGCACTCCAGAGGCAGCGGTCATAACTCTTTGTGTACCGACTAAACGCTCAGACTGTTTACGCAAACTTACTTCTTGATCCGCTTTAACTTCAGCAAGAACTTTCTTCTCTTCTTCAGCAGCTTGGGCGTTTCGCTCCGCGATTGCTTGTATTTGTTTTGCTTCAGCTTGCTTTCCCTTGAAAGACATTGTGCCGCCTACGGCAGTTCCTACTGCTGCCATTGTAATCGGATCCATTATTGCACCCTTGCGTAACGATAGTAGTCAGTGCCATCTAGCCCAAACTTTCTCATTAGCCCCTCATTTTCAAAGCCCAACCAACCTATAAAACGCACAGCCTCATCGTCATTACAACTGACGCTGGCTTGCAACCTATTGTAATTGTTTTCTTCTTGTATGTAATCTAGCATGGCGCGTGAGTATTTAGCTGCCGTTAGTGGTTTATCATAGGCATATGATGACATAATAAAGAACGCTTCAGCCACGCCCTGCCATAACTGATACACGCCACCTAAAGCGAATATCTTGTTATCCATCATACCTGTGTAAGCCACCATAGAATTATCACTTGTAAATGCTACCTTTGCCGCATCTGGGAAATGGTAACGAGTTTCAATTTGCTCAATGTGTTCCTTTTTAAATGGCACAATATTAAGCGTCAAAAGTATTAGACCTTCTCATAATTGCCAGTACCGCCATTGGTAATGGTTGTGTTTGTTGTATCACAATTTGGGCATCGTTGTCATATCCAGATGGAAACGATACTTCTTTATCTCCGTTAAACATAGGCACAGCTTCATTCATAGACATACTACTGTCGCGGAAAGGTACTCTGTCTAGGTTTGCTGTAGATGGCCCTATCTCTGCGCCAACAGTGTTGTTAAATCTAGCGGTCACGCCATGAATACGTTTGATCTTGCCTTGTGCAATACCATCATCTGCACCAGCTTCTAGCCGTAGGGTTTCCACAAAGGATGTATAACCGTGGCCTAGATGCACTTTAGATGCGCTGCGATCCAATGTTACTGTGCCGCCTGATACAATCTTATCAGCATGGGCAGAGCCATCAGCCAGAACTGCTAGTGTCTGGCCCTCTAAATGATTGATGCCTGTTATGGTTGTTGTAGCTGTGCTGTCGTAAGTTAGCCCATTATCCACAAAGAAAGCGTCAGTAATATCATCATTGAAGTAAAACGATTTAATAAAGCCAATCTGCCTTGTGGTTGCCCCATCTATTGTACGCTTTACAGATAAATATATCTGATCCTCAGAGCCGCTAGGTATGGATGTTAGACTTTCCACTACAGCCCTTCCCTCACTTGTGGCGGCAAGCCTTGTGCTATCTGACGTTGCAACGGTCAAAAACCCCTGACTTTCTGGGGCTGTCTCTTTGATTGTAACAACTGCTGCTGCTGGATTAGCCACAGTGAAATCTGCATGAGCATTGATGCGTGTAAAGATGTTGTCAGCCGTTGCGTTATTGCTTGAGTTTGGCCTCCATCCTAAAGATGTGTCGGCTGGGTCAGAACTGCCAGCAGCTTCACTTGTGAATGTGACTGAAGTGCCATCACTTTTGGTAAGAGTAATCGTTGATCCAACTGCTATATTTGCATAATCAGCAACAGTTACAGTGGCCTCGCCAAACTTGCCACCCAGAGGATGTTCATGCCACCCGATAGCACCGTTAGCGCGGTCATACGTTAGCCCTATAAGTCTGCCATCAGCGTGGACAAACCAAAGAACTAGCTCTGGCTCTTGCTGCCAAACCATGTCAGTCAGGCCACCGCGAGGCAAATGGTCTGCTAAAATACTTAAATCAATACCTAGTAAGCCATCAGTATCTAAATCAAATGTAATCTCTTTGACCTTTTCTTGGCCTTTTTGAATAAGAATTGTACTGTTGCCAGCCCTTAATGGTCTTACATCTGATGTGCCAAACGTAGTTTCACGCAACACATTGACGTTAGTTGGCGATACTGGCGTAGTTCCAGAGCCGCCAGATAGCGTAAACTCTGCGCTAGTCGTAAGAATTTGCAGAAATCTTGCTGGCAAAAGATGTTTGATTACGTTCACTTTGTCAGATGCAATCGTAAAGTTTACCGCACTGTCATCTATAGTACCTGGGGTATGGTTCTCAAAGTCAGCAGAAACACTCCCAAATATCGTCTGTGGCTGGCCTGTCGTGCCAGCGAAGTACAAACGCTCCTCATAGAAGCCAACAGCCCTTGGTTGGCCTTCTGTGCCGCCAAAAGCACCCAATGACCAACGAGTTGTGGTATTGCTGCTACTAACAACGCTTGCTGGCAAAACACCAGCGTCATTCTTGAACAATGCTGTAACAGCAGTTGCACTGGTATATCCTGTTATTTTTAAGTATCCAGAGCCACTATGCTGATAAGCCCAAGTAATAGCACCATACGTTTCAGAACCAGACAGGTGAACTGGTGGGGTTAGCCCCGAAGCATCTGTGCCGCTGTCTGTCTTTTTATAAACATTATCACCAAATCTTACTAAGGCGTTTTGAGCGTAGTCAGTGCTTGCTTTCCATTCATCATGCTGTACCTCTATAACCTCACGCAGCCTTACCAAACGCCCTACATCAGTAGCCGCAAACAAACTGGCGGATGCCGTAAGTGTTACGCTGCCTGTGTTAGCGGAAGCATATATGGTTGTGTCGGTAATGTTTTCGTCTAAATATGGCCCATCAACAAAGTCTATATCTGACAAGCTCCACCCAGTATGCGCTGATGTTCTTGTTAGCTTTGCTGGCTCATGGCTTTTGTGTGCTAGATAAATAATATCAGCAGATTGAGTATAGTTTATCTCAAAGACTTCTGCTGCTGTATATGTAGTCGTTACCTCAACAATTTTACCAGCAGTGCCGCCACTGTCATAAGCCGTAAAGGCAGAACTGTTTACACCACTTAACTGGAATGTATTTGTGGCTGTGCCAGCTACAGTAAACTCGCGGTTATTTACCTGTGTCATGCCAACAACGCCGCTAATCATAACGCGATCACCGTTGCTGTATCCATGCCCATTAGAGGTTACAACAGCAGGGTTAGCGGCAGTAATTGCTGTGATTGCTTTCGTGGCCTCAGTTACAATGCCGCCATCCTTGTAGATGCGAATGTAATTTAAACCAAACTCAAGCACATACGCTTGCTCATCGCTAAACTCAAAGTCAATTAACCTTGCTGTGCCACCGTCTTTTGTAGTGCCAGCGTAGTAAGTCCCAGGCCGTCTAGCTATTCCGCCTTGAGGAAACACAACCATATTCTGCAATGTCTTAACAGATTGGTTATACTTCTCTAAATCAATTCTGCCTTCAAGCCGTGGCGATATAGCACCAGCGCGGAAGTTTGTTAGAATACTGGATACACGCGCCATATGTTAATACCTGATGTCGATAAAGTAATCCGCTACTGGCTGTTCTGGGTAGCCTTCCATAGAATCCACACCCTTTGCTTCTTTTAATCTGGATTCATAGATGCTGAACATTTGCTGGGCTACAGAGTTGCTACCAGTAATTGCATAAGCTGTGTCAGCCGCAAGCCTGTGAGCTATGGCGTTGGATAGCAAAGCATCGTAATCCTCTGTATCCTCTAGGCGAGATATATAAATAATCTTGCAAGCATCATCGTTACTTAAAATCTTACGCCCTTCTATCTTAAACATTTTGTTGCTGTCATACGCAGCAAGATCATTGTTTACATTAGTGTTCCAATAAGAAAGAACCCTTAGACAATAAGGGTCAGCGGGTAATTGGAATTGATGGGTAAAACCAAAAGCGGGGCCAACACTGTTAGCCGCAAGCTCTGCCCTAGCTATTGCAACATTCCAAGGGTGTGCGCGTAAGACCGCATCTCTAGTAAGGGCAAATTTTCTATTACAAAGCCTAGCTTCTTTGGAGTTCTCGGTTAGTGACGTAATCGTTGCCGCACCCAACAAATCCATAGCTTCATTACAAATGTCAACCACTGAGGACATAGCAAACTCCTAAAGGGGAGAAGGGGCAGCGAGGTGTACCGCCCCTTCTAACTTGTCTAGTTTACAACATACTCAATGATGAAAGCCATATCGCCACCAGTTCCACCTGTCGCATTAAAAGTCGCGGCAATGTAGTAGAACCCGCCTGGGTCAGTGCTGTCACCAGCCATTGTGTATAGCTGTTGCCCAGTAGTGTTGAGGTCTGCCGCCTCGTAACGAAGCTCTGCTAATGCCGCGCCATCGGCAACAGAAGTAGCAAAGAAGTCCTCGTCTTTTACAGCACCAGCATCAGTGTAGATGCCGACATTGTATGTGCAGCTTCCACCCAAAGCATCTGAGCCTACTTGCAAAGATACAATGGATGCGTTGCTTGGAATTGGTGCAAGCATAACGATGTCATCGTCAGTGCTATCACCAGCCGCCAAAGCAACATTACCTTGGGCTATTCGGAGTACACCTTGTAGCTCTTGGGCTTTATTAGCAACTTGAGGAGAAGCCTCAAGATTTGCTACCAAGTCAGAATTTTTAGTAGTCATCTCTAGCTCCTATTAGTCTGGGGTTTCATCACAGAAGATTTGGCAAACCTTGTTTTCTTCCATGCGTGTCGAACCAATTGACATACAATAGTAAACTTGGGTTGCATAACCTTTGTCTGCGCGTTCATCAATCCTAGCGGAAATGTCTTTACCTATACCCAAGGTAAGACCATCTTCAGCCCAAGCAAAGCAAGTGCGAACATCTGTGGCAGAAACAGCCAAGCGGTTCGACATGACAAAGCGGAAGCCCATGAAGGTATCCACATCCCCAGAAACCAATGCCTTTACGGTATTGAAATCACTGCTAGTTACCTGAGTTGTCCCAAGCAAATCTTCAATCTGCTTTGGGCCAACGGCAATGTAGCGTGGGATAGATGGGTCAACGTCAGCTAGGTCTAACTTGCGCTTTGCTTCAGTTAGCTTTGCAACGGTCAATCCATCGTTTGATGATGCTGAACCAACAGAGTTAGCGGTTGCATCTAGGTTTGCTGTACCAGAACCAGTTTCGCCTGTTGAGGCAGCACCAGTTGCAGCAGAGATGATAACGTCATCCATCGCACGCCCCATAGCAGCAGCAGCCGCTTGAGCATAAGATGAAGTCGGATCAATCAACATACGAACTTTATCCTGATCGTCAATTAGATCAGCATACTCGTAGTCAGCTAGTGACAAACGTCTACGCCCATGTGGGGTATCAATTTGAGGTGTGTCGGCATTTCTTGATGTACGAAGCTGCGCTGTCGCTACACCAATCTGGTCTATGAAGGCATTTTTACCAACAATATTCTCAATCCGCACCGTATCACGCAAACGAGAACCCATCTGCTGTGATAACATCTGCACGTTAGCAGAATATTGTTGCACAAATGCCGTGGTGATTTCTGATGACATATTATGTCTCCTAAGTTCACACGGTTTAAGTTACACTAATTTCGATGCGCTACCCTTACGGACACTTCTAGGTTTTTGAGCCACCATTAGGCTATCGTCTATCCGATTGTCTTGAGGACGATTTACACCGCTACCCTCTTTCGTTACCCAAGCGTGATACTTTTCTGCCAGATCAACTGGGTTATTTACATCACGTTGCGTACCAAATTCCACTGCCATTCTAAGACATTCTAAGCGAACTGCCAATGGGGATAATTCATCTTCCATAATTATTCCCCGCCATGAACCATTGTAAACAAGCTATTAACGTGTTCGATGGCTCTTTGCCGCCCTGTTATATTTTTCCTGTCATGGTAAGGATGGCTCTTGTCATTCATAATAGCATCAATTTCTGCTTGCGCTTGCGCTGGTGTAAACACAGAATTTCTTGTGCCGTCATTGATTGTATCTTCACTTGTTACTGTAGATTTGAAGTCACCTATAGCAGCAAATGCTTTAATAAAAGTGGGATGATTGCCAATCATAGTGCCATCTTCAAGTCGCATTTGCAGTATGTCGTTCCCAGCAAATTGCTCTACAACATCCTTTGCCGCTGCCACCTTGTCTCCAAAAGCATTACCCCATTCACGCTTTAGCTCATTAGTTGTCTGTTCTGCTTGCTCTTGCGCCAACTGTTCCATTTGCTCCGTAGTCTGACCAACGGAACCCTTGTAGTAATCCAGTATTCCAGCCGCCTGTTGCGGTGAAAGACCAAGCTTGTGAGCTACGCCAGCATACTCTGTCGCAACTTCTTGCGTAATTACGTTGCCGTCTGTGGCAAACTCATAACCCTCTGGGGTTTCTGGCCTACCTAAACGACTGTATATGTTGCTTAAATCTTCCTCTGTGGGGTTTGTCGGAAACGGTATTTTGTCTGCACCGATAAGTTTTTGTGCATTAACAAAAGAACGCGCTAGATTCCCAACATCCTTAATAGGTGAAAGACTTGGATGCTCCCTTAAATCTTCTGGTATCATTTCCATGAAACCGTTACCAGACCCGCCTTGTGCAACCTCTGCTGGGGTTTCCAGCACTGATGGGGTTACTTCTGGTTGGGCTACCTGTTCGGCAACTTGCTCTGACATAAATTACTCCTCGTTCATCATGTTATAGATATGCAGTAAGACTGCACGTTTCCCTTCTTCAAATGCTGTAGCGTTGGCATCGCCAGCTACATAGCTTGAGGT